CTTAATGTTCCCTTTAGGCAAGGGTTGCCATTATAGAAAAGTCTATAATATCTTCCATGCTTTATCTTTTATCTCGCTATCTTTAGCGATGGATTCAAGATAACCCATGAGTTCGTCTATCGTCTTAACTCTGACATATGCTTGTTCTCTGTCTTTAGCATCGTCTTCGTTAGAGTAGATAATTCTGTTTATTTGGTTTTCTCGTAATTCTTTAATCACATCTAAAAAATCTTGTGATTGAAGGATGTTACGAATCGCTTCCTGTCTGGTCATTTGGTAGTCCGTATGTAATTGGTGAACCTAGTAGTCCACTTAAATATCTCCCAGCTCCATAGCTACCTGTTGGTGTCGCCATAGCAGTTGGAGTCGATAAGAATGATGTTACATTGGGTGTTGGTGCAGGCACACTTCGTGGTGTGTTTGCATAAATGTATGCCATAGATGGGTCATAGTTATATATTTCACTACCATCATTTTTGCTTTTACTAAAACCTGTGATGTCTGCATCTATTGGTCTAAATGCTTGGTCACCTACAGTGATAGTTCCTTCTGCACGATTAGAACCGCCACCACCCATTCCATACATTGCCATGTATGAGTTATATGGAGAACTTGTAATAGTATATGGCTCATACATACGATTGTTACCGTAGTAGTAACCAGTATCTCTTACATTTTGTAATCCAGAGTATTTAGAAGGTGTTAAACCTAATATAGCATTACGGTCTACACTAACTTCAGGTGCTTGAACAACACTTGGTTGCACTCTAGGAGCTGTAAAGTTAAGTAACATTACTGCATACCTCTGTTAGCAATATTGTTAATCTTTTCTAACGCATCCATAATCATTTTAGTTTGGTCTGTGTTTACCTTTTTATCAGCATTTTCAGCATCAAGTTTAATCTTTAACTCTTTTAATGCAAGATCTGTAGTCTGTTGAACTTCTTTTTGTTGTAGCTCTAATTGTTTCTGTTGGGCTTCAAGTTGCATTTGCTCACGATCTAGCTGCATTTTAGCTTGATCTGTTTGTGCTTTGAGTTGTGCTTTTTCACGCTCAACCTGTGCTAATTGTTCAGCAGCTTGTACTTGTGGGTCTGTAGCTCCTTGTTGTGCTTGCATCTGAGCTAACTGTTGAGCTTGTTCTTCCGTAACTTCCATTAAGAACTGACTATCATCTTTGAAGCCAGCCATCTGTACAAACTTAGCTAATGTATCTCTATATTGTTTTAAGTTTACAAGAGGATTACCAAGACCATATGTCGTTAATAACTGCTCTTGCTTGTCTAAGATCATTTGCATAGTAGCTAACTGCTCTTGTTTAGATCCAGTGCCCAGACCAACATTAACTGAGATATTGTATTCAGAAGACCATTCTCTTGGATCAAATGGCACATATTTATTATTTACACGAATGATTCGTTCTTTTTGTTGGTACTTACAAACTAACTGTAATATACCTTTGAATAGGCTTGACACGCCTGTATCTGCAAAGATACGAGCTATTAGCTCTAGTTTGCCTTGTGATGCAGATTGCATAGCATTAACCGCAGTCGCTGTTACATTTTGTAATATATCTGGATTAAGACCTTGTTGTGCATCACTAACACCTGAACGCTTCGCTTGAATCTCATCTAGGTATTGCAACATAGGAAATGATTGAGTAGCATTGCTTTGCACTGTCATTGGCACAATAGCATTTGGGTTCTTCATACGAACCACACCACCTGCTGTAGATGTTAACAAGTCATCTAGGTTAACCTGACCTTCAACTGCACCAACACGATAGTTGTTAGTGAGATAGAGGTTGTCTAGCATTTGTCTAGTAATAGTAGACTTGATTAACTGTAAGTCCATCGCTCTGTCAGCTAATGAGTGACCATAAAACTTATGAGGAATAGGTATAGGACAAATAGAATGGAATGGAATATAGTCACATTCTTCGTTATGTAGGATTTCATTACTTGCATAACATACCCTTCTTTTTTCTGGGATACCGTCATCATCGTAATCTGTTTGAATATAGCACTCGAAGTATTCAACGAGCTGCATCATCTCATCATCTGAGTCCATGTCAGTAGGTTGCTCACCTCTTGTGTATCGTGCAATTCTTTCAGGGCTAAACTCTAGTGCATCACCAGTAGCTAAAGACATAACTGTATCTTCATCGTATCCCATAGCGATAAGTTCACCACGAGTGACCATCTTACGATGTGCGACAAAAGGTGCATCGGAAATAGTTCTAGCTCTTTTAGATATTAAGAACTCTTCTGGTGGTACATTCTCAATTAATACCTTGCCTTTATCTACACTTCTTTTAACTTTAACATTGTGTGATGACATCGCTGGTGATATTTGCATACCAGTCATCTCATCAAATTGTGCTTCTTGTACAATGGTAGATTCTTGCTCTACAATTTCTACTTCTTCATCTTGCATAATCATTGCAAGTTCGTCATCATTTAGACCGTAGTATTTTTCTTTAGTAACATCAGTCTTATCTTCCCAGTATGCTTTTACAACACCAACCTTTTGAAGAAGTGCATCCTTCATCCAGTCGTGCATAATCTCAAAACCTTTGTTGTCTTTATAGAAGATATGGTTTACATAGTTTGTAGCTTGTTCAGCAGTTTCTTCGTCACCTTGATTGACTGGTTCAAATACTACTGCATCGTCAGATGATGTAAATACACGCATGAGCTGTGGTAAAGCACCATCAACAACCTCTGCTACTTCTCGTGTAATGATCTGAGACTTACCTTCTACCTCGTTACCATATGGTTCACCGAGATAGTATTCGAGTGCCTGTTGTCTCTCGTCTGTAGTTTCCGTCTCTAGATAACCGATAGCATCATCGATCTCTGATTCCAGAATACTTTTTAATTTATTGTCATCTGCCATATATAACCTTTAGAAACTTAATAGTCCGCCTGTTTTTGGATTAACTCTTTTTGTTAATGATTCTGATGGATCAAACTTCTTAGCGTTTTTAGCTAACACTAATGCACCAATCTGTATAACCTCATCAGCAGAACCTACAGGCATACCATCTGCCTTATCGTAGAAATAACCTGCTCGTCTTGGATTCATACCTACTTGAACCCATTTAGGATCATTCATGTATTTCTCTGCTAGTTTTCTAGCATCTTCTGGTTTGGTGTTTTTGAAATAACCATCCATTGTTGCGAATGGTGATTTAGCACCGCCTTCTGCAACTGCTAATGCTCGGTCACCAGAACCAGTAAACTTAACTTTGTCATTACCCTTACTTATTAGGTGTGCTGTTTGACCATACACTGTTGCATCCTTACCTGCATCTGTTGCACCCTTAATGCTTGTAGACCAGATACCATAGTTATTGTAAGCGTTTATGTCCAATCTTGATTTAACTTTAGTACCACTGTCGATATTTGCACCTGCACCTAAAATACCTTTACCCTCTTTAGTTTGTGTAGGTTTTAATGCCATACCAATATCGTCTACAGGTGTTAATTCAGGAACTTTGTCAAACTTGTTAGGTGGGAAGAACTCCATAACTTTGTCATTATATTGACCATAAGAAATGTCACCTTGCTTGTAAGCATCAAAATATGGTTTTAATGAATTAGGCATTGGTGCGTTACCAATTCGTTCTGCTTCTGGAATAATTCTGTCTTTTTTAAATCTAGCTAGTGCTTCTTCTGTAAATTGTGGGAATGATTTATTGCCTAGCTTAACCATGCCAAGTAGTCCACCAACTTTTTGCATAGGATTTACAAAATCCATAGCCATATTCATCATGTCTTCATTATTGATCTGATTAATAGCTTCTGGTGTTGGAACAAGATTGTCTTGAAGGTTTTGTTTTAGTCCACCCATATCACCACGCACAATGTATCCAAGCGGTGTAGACATCATTACTTTGTCTTTTACCTTACTTAAATCTGGTGCATATTCTTCAGCTAATAACATTTAAACTACCCATGAATTGTTTATATCTAGTGGTCTACTCCAATCACTTGTGCCTTCATCTAACCCAACTGCAAGGTATCTGAACGCATCAGAAGCATGAGAACACCAATCGTGTACAGGCTTATCAAAAAACACATCTCTTTTATCATCGTAAGTTCTACGATAGTTTTGCAGAGCATCTAAGCCTTGTTTTGTTTTTACATCGAACCAGCAGCGTGGCAGCATCCTGCGAACTGCTTGGATGCCGTCATCAACCGCTAGTTTAGCTACTACTGTTACTGCTAATCCTGACTCTTCTAACATCTCTTTACGAGACTTACCTGTACCTAGTTCACGAACTTGAACATCATGTGGTAGGAGATGTTCAGCAGTAGCATAACCGTTATCTCTAATCCAATTTACATAATAATCAAGACCTACACCATGATTTTCCATAAAGTCTATAAGATGTATTTCTTGTCCTACAATCTGACATACCCAGATAGCGGTAGAATCACCCATACCTAAATCCCAAGCTGTAAATGTCTTTGCTATACCATCAACAGGTATATCTATTACTTGACCTTTAGTATATATGTCATTAATTAAACTGCCGTAGTATGCACCTTCCACTGGTGCTGCGAATGAACACTCAAACTCTTGTAAGAACTTTGACTCACCCATAGCCTTAAATGCAGCATCAAGCTCTTCTTGATCTAATATTTTTGTCTCACTAGATCTAAACTCTAGCAAGTTCCAACCATCATCTTTGTTATATGCTTTATCTCGTAATGTTTTAAAGTGGTTAGCACCTTTAGGTGTACCAATAAACATTGCCCAACCTTTTCGGTCAGCCAGAGCTGGTCGTATGACTTCTGTAAATAGGTTTGGATTTACATCACCTATCTCATCAATCACTACGCCATCAAGATATATGCCTCGCAGAGAATCCACATTATCAGCACCGTATAAACTGATACGCCTATCCAGAAAATCAACTCTAAGTTCTGCAATATTAGCTTTAGCATCTAATGGTCTCGTATATTCTGTCAGATAATCCCATGCCACTCTTTTTGCTTGATTGTATGTAGGAGCAATGTAAGCAAATCTTGGCTTACTCTTTTCACAGTTTAACGAACTATGTATTAATTGATTGATAGCTGAAACTGTTTTACCCATCCTACGATGAGCAACGACTACATTAAAACGATGATCTTCTACTGCATTATGAATTAATAGCTGTGGGTCTCTAGGTCTATAACCAATATCAACCGCTTCGTCTTCTTCTTCCTCGAAGTCATCATGTTCTAAAACTAAATCAGTCATTTGATTTCGTAGGAATACCTGTAATTACTTTTAACGCCACTGGAGCTTCGTTATCACCTGTAATCTCTGTAGATTGTAAGTCAGGTAATGACTTCTTCAACAGTATCTCAATCGCTTTTAATTGACTTGGCTTTAATTCATTTAATTCTTCGCTAAGTGCATGATTTTGCAGGCGATTTATGAGCTGACTTGTCTGTATTTTTTCTCTAGTTTTTAGTGTTTGTTTTAAGTTTTTTCTTGTTGCCATTTGTAACTCCATTATGGGTCATTACTTGTTTAAGTTGTTCCATTCTATCTAATCTTGCTTCCCTACTCATGTATAACCACTGTGCTAAATCTTCGTAGTCTCTACCACATGATGTACAATGATTGTCTTTCATACGACATACCCCATTACAAGGGCTGTCATCTAGCACTTCCATCTTTTGCGTGCTGCTTTACCTCTTTCACCTGTCCAGCCAGCAGACCTAGCACAAAAAGATTTTCTGCGTTTAGCTGCCTTAGATCCTGCTTTTACTTTACCAGTAACTGGTGCTTTTAATTTACTGCCTGTCGCTTTATTATATTTGGCTCTACCCTTCGCTGTCAATCCACCGCCCTTACTTACTGGTAGCTTCTCACCTCTACCAACTGATAAGTTCACTCGTTTCTTTTTAACAGCCATTATGACCACTCCGCTCGTTGGATTCTAATACATCCTATGTTGATAAGAAAATAGTCTACAGGATCACCATCAACCTCACCTTCGTAGGCTTCAAATCCAAAATTAAATCCTAAGTATATATGCCAACTCCACATTATACGCAATCACCTACGCTTTTTAGTAGTTCGCTTAGACTTAGGTTTTTTTGCTGTTTTTGCTGCGGCTTTGAATGAGGCTGCTGTTGGTCGACCAGCTTCTCCTTTTCGTGCCATTCGCTCACCTGATCCTGCTTTAATTCTTTTTCGTTTTGCATGGATATTCCTATATAAAGACATTGTTATTTACCTTTCGGTTTGCGATGTGTTAAATATTTGCTGTTTTTCGTATGTGTAGCACCAGACATTAAACGACCATTGTGCTTGTGTGTTTTGCCTGTATATAGTCTACCGCTTGGTAAGTAGTGTGGTACACCTTTAGCCATTACCTACCCTTCTTGCCGTAACCTTTTT